TCCATGTTTGTCAAGTGCCTATTGATACGGTTGTTGATCACAGGGATATACTTCTTGATGATCTGTGCTTTGATTCCACCATCTTTAAGAAGATTTCCGATTACTTCATATTCAGTTTTCTTTTTAGATACCTCTGCACAACGTTGTTCAATATTGGAATATTCTTCCTGGTAGACTTCCAACTTACCTTGCATCTTTGCGATGTCTGGTGATTCACTAAGACGTTGAATCTCAGATTGAATCTTAGATATCGACTTTTCATTACGAGCAACCAAACTATTCTGATGTTGGATCTCTGTATAATTTTTCTTCAACAGATCTTTAAAATCCAACATCTTAGTATACTTTTTATCCAAGGTAATGTGTCTAGACTCAAGTTTAAGTAAAGCCTGTTCATATTCCTCAGTTGTCTTATCTAAATCGGAAATTTTCCGATCTTTGAATGTTTTTTCAATAACCTGAGTGCAAGTAGGGCAAGTATCATTCCCCTTAAAGAAATGGAGTTCTTTACATGCTGCAGAGTTATTGTGCTGGATTTTATATTTCAACTCATTAATATTTCTAATCTTATCAGAAACATCATCAAACTCAGTAATCTCAGTATGGATATCTAGATTCTCTGCTTCAAGCATATTGATAACTTTTCGAATCTCAAAGATCTCTTCTTCTAGTGTAGTAATTTCCTTGTGCTTTAGTTCAATCTCACCCTCATTCGACATTTGCGAATTGCGAATATGCTCTTCCTGCATCTTAAATTTTTCTTCTGCAGACTTCAGTTCATACCCACACTCTCGTTGCTGTTCTTGAACTTGGCGAAGTCTATCCTTAAGAAGAGTATTCATTGTTGAGAAGATCTGAATATCAAGAATATCCTCAATAACTTCTCTACGATATGCAGGGGTTAACTGCATAAAAGGAACAAACGTAGATGAACCAAGAATAACAACCTGAGTAAAACTCTTATAGTTCATCTTAAGAACATTTTGTTCCAACCACTTTTGCTGATCTGCAGCTGCGGCAACTTGATCTACAAGAACATCATTTCGGTAGACTTCAAACTTGTTTGGTTTGATACCTCTATGTACTCTCCAAACAATATTACCAATCGTAAATTCAATCTCAACTACGCAATCTTTTTCGTTGATAGAATTGACAAGTTGAGGTTTGTTAATTTTACGGAATGGTTTATTAAACAAACCAAAGCACAGTGCATCTAGAAGAGTAGATTTTCCAGCACCATTCGATCCCTGAATTAGGGTTGATGGGTTGGTATCCAATATAAGTTCGGTAAATTGGTCTCCAGTAGAGAGAAAGTTTTTCCAGCGAATCGTGTTAAATGTAATCATTTGGGAGGAAATACAATATCATTTGTTTCGACATAGCAATAATTATACCCATAGATAGAACAATTTTGTTCTATGGTATCCACGTCAATCTCGGTCACTTCCAGTGTATCATCAAAATCTTCTGCTTGCAAGAGGCCATGGTATCTAACTGCATCATCTTCATCCGCAAAAATGGTTACTGTACGCAATCCGTCTTTGTTCTTAACTGCATATACACCACCATGTTTTTTGGAAATTAAGATATACATTATACCTCACATGCTTCTAGGTAGAGTGATTTGATGACATTTTTGATCGAATCTTTGTTCGATGAAACTTCTATTTCATCTATATATTTGTCCAATAAAGTTAATGTATCTTCGGTTTCCACATCCTCAGAAACACCTTCAAGTTCAACAGAAAGATCTTCAATAATTTTTAGATCTGCTACACCAGCATCATAGAGCATTCTAACTAGTTGATCAAACTTGAGCTGGTCTTGCTTGTCCTCCACAATTAGTTTAACATACTTACCAGCATACCCAGTTACATCCTTCCATTCTGTAGCATCTCTATAATGGATTTTTTCAAACATGGTGTATGGATTACGATAGAACTTAAGATCTAAAGTCTCAGTATCTAAAATATGAAATCCGCGTGCTGCTTGATAATCGTTCCAATATAACTGGTACGGATTGCCAAGGTAGTAAATATTACCTTTATTCGATCGAGAATGAAAATGCCCCGAAAGAACTTTATCAAATTTTTTAAATGCATCAGTATCAATTCCATGATCCATTACAACTCCAGGCACAGTCTCAAAACCGTTAAACTCAAGATGGCCCACGCAGAGAGGAGACACAGATTTTTCCAAAAGTTCGTAAGTTCTGGATCTATTGTCATCACATATCCAAGGGATACCAAGTATAGACAAACCATCAATACTGAATTCAGTAGGGTTATCAATAACCTGAATGTTTGCATACTCTCCCAGGAGGAGAGATGGGGCATTAACTCGGAGAGTGTTTTTATAGTAGATGTCATGATTACCTACCAGCATGGTCATTTGTACTCCTAGTTTTTCTAGGGAGTCAAACCACATATCTTTCGCTGCCTCAAGTGAATTGAAGTTTACCGATTTGCGACGATCGAATGTATCACCAAGACATAGAACGTGTTTGATTTTATATTTTAGGATAAATGGAATGACTACATTATTATAAAATTTCTTGTAATAATCAACATAAACTAACGAATCATTACGAACACCGAAGTGTTGATCAGTAATAACAAGAACTTTCATAATTAATAACGAGAAGATGTTTGAATGTTTGACTTAATTTGTTCATATGAACTGCGACTGTCATCACCATCAGAAGTAAAAACTTCCTCATATCCAGATCTTTCGATCAATTTATCCTTTATATCCATTTGTCTTTTTTCTTTGGCAATTCTTCTAAGAAAAGCAAAGTATACAATTTGAGTAAAATATGCAAATGGGTTAGTAGATTTTGATGGGTCAAAATTATCTACATACTGAATGCAGTTTTCTATTCCATCACAAATCATATCGTCCCTATACATATAGTTAATAAAATTTGGTCGATATGATAGATGAGTAGCAATCTTCAGAAAACATTCTCCGATGTAATTATTGACTCTTGGTTTTTCTAAATTGTTTTCCTTTGCTTTAACAACACTTTTTTTATATTCTACAAGAGCATTTAAGAACTCTTTATTGTCTAGATAATGTTGTTTTTTCTTTTCATTCATAGGAGGGGTTTAATTTTCTAGTACTATACACCATACTAAAAAGGTTGTCAAGTCTTAACAATTCTACCTAGAGCTTGACAACCATCTGAAATCTGTATATAATAACTCTGTAAGGGTTCAAAGATTATTTCTATAGATACTTATAAATCTTTTCTAGTTTCCTTCTTGCTTCATCAACTTTAGAAACGACTCCCATTTCTTCATCCAATTCAACTTTAGATTCTTTAATTGCGTCTTCGATATTTTCATTCGAAGATGCTTTTTTAATGAACAATTTATACATATGAATTAATTCATCACTCAGACCACCAATGGTCATGATATCTTTTTCATTCAAAATAAAGAAGTCTTCATCTGAAAATTGCATCCATTTGTTCATCACTATTCCCTTTACAGTTCCGTTACCAGCAGTTTTAGTGACTACTTGTATTTCAACTGGATCTGTAACAAATATTTGAGTTATTTGATTTTCTTCTACAGCAAAACCATTTCCGATGATTTGTTCACCAGAAACAAGTTTTGCTATAAAATAAAATTCTTCATCATGACGGATGTAATTAATCATAAGAATCTTTTAATCGAACATCTATAATTTCATAGTCAAATTTTTCTTCATTGTATATCTTAACTCTTTCAACTAAATGATTTAATGTGAAGTTTTTTACGCTACTGCTCGATATGTCATCAGCAATATCATAAAGAGTTGCTTGATTTTTATTCTCGCCCTTACGGAGAATACGACCTATAGATTGAAGATTACGAACACGCGATTTAGAAGGTGATGCAAAAATAACGTTATGAAGATTGCGAATATTGATCCCAGTAGAGAAAGTTCCATAACTAGCAACAATATTCGCATCTGATTCCTGTTCACAGATTTGTCTGGCAGCCTCTCTTTCTTCAGTGTCTACACCACCATGAATAAAGAATACCTTTCTGGTATCACCGACTTTACTATTTATGAGATCGTATAAAACGTCTCCGTGTTTCTCGACATAAGAGAAGAGTACTAGCGTATTTCCATTAAGATCTCGACACAAATTACGAATTAATTTATTTCTTCCAGGATGAGAAATGATGTAGTCCATCTCTTCCTGATATGATTCAAACTTGGTAAACTTGTGCTTAAGTAAAAGAACTTTAATTTTTAATCTACTCAAATGACCTTGTTTCATCAGGTCATTAGTTTTAGTCACTTGATTGCACTTACCAAAGATACCTTCCAGAACTAACTTGTTTGTGTAGCTTCCATCAAGAGTTCCTGTGAATCCAATACGATATTTACAGTCATGCAACTTAGTCATAATTCCAGTCAGGGACTTTGCCTTTGCTAAGTGTGCTTCGTCAACGATGACTGCATCAAATCCATTGAACCACTTCTTATCTTCTTTGTAGACTGACTGCCAGGTAGTAATAACTACATCTGCATCCACTCCATACTTATCTCTACCTGCGTAGATCTTATGGCAGTGTGCAGAAGCATTCCAACCATAATCTTCAAAGTCCTTATACATCTGCTCTACTAGTGATGTTGTAGGAACAACAAGAAGAATCTTCCTACCAGCATTCACATGGTATCGAATGATTGAATAGATCATCAAAGATTTACCTGATGCTGTTGGCGAAAGAAGTAGTCTTCGATTATATTTTAGTGCTTCGTAGATTGCTCTGTACTGATAATCTCTTACCTTATGAGGCATACCAAGAGACTTGACAAAACCAACTACACCTTCAGGAGAAACTAGATCATTAACTTCATGTGGATGACCATAGAACTTGCACTCTGAGTGTTCGTAAGTATATCCTCTTTCATTACACCATTCTTCAAGATATTCTACGAGACCACAATATAACTCCCCTGTTCCTGGGGAGTATAGTCTAATCTTGCCATCCCAAACGCGATTGCGAAACTGTGGCATAAATTTCGCGTTTGGAACATCGAAGGTAAAATATTCTGCTAATTCAACGTTAATATGTGGTTCTGTTTCAATTTTTAAATAAACTTCGTTCTTCTTACGAATCTTTAGATCCATTCTATACTCCCGATTTAAATCTCTCCCATTCGATTGCATTCTTGATTTGATAGGAGCGATTATTCACCATTTTCAAAATGCTATCGAGATAGGTGAGTATCTGTTCTATGTAGTCCACTTTATACTGTGCCTTCTGGATGTCATCATCGGCATCAAGGAACATCTCTACCTCATCTTTAGTTGTTAGTTTGAGATCAAATGGAATCTCTTTATAAAGTTCTTTTGGTGCTTTACCCTTGTAATACTTCCACTTGTCTCTAATTAAAGTTTTCAATTTATATTCATTCTCCTTCTTCATCATGGAGAATGTATTGTATAACTCAAAATATTTTTGGTGTAGTTGTGGTACACGTAGAGATTCTTCGCAGAGAAGATCAGAGTCCATCTCCGAATCTTTCTTCCACATCTCTTGAATTTGATCTAGGTTCATAACAATAATAGTGAGTTTTAATCATTATACCATGCACTATCTACTATTCTTGCACCAGAATTGATACTTCTGATCTCATAGTAAGTATAAGTGAATGATACTGTTGCTTGCATGAAGTTAGTTTCGCTAACAGTAGCATCAAAATCTAATGTTGATAGTGATAGTGGAATTAAGTCTATAAATTGAACTTCAAAATTAGTA